TTTAACAATGCTGCACGATCTGCATAGCTGCCACGCTTAACATCCTTGGCTGCTTTCTTTTCGCCAGGAGTTGGATCCTTAACGTGCTTCAATGGATCAAACTTTTCTTCCATTTCCTCTGCTTCAACAGCGAATTCCTCACGCTGAGCGGTCTCGGAATTAATAGCATCTAACATCCACTGTGCTTTGGTTAGGGCTTCGTTTTCTACAGTTTCGTTAAAATTCGCGCCACCGCGAACTTGGCTGATCTGTGTTCGTAGTTTGTTACGAGCATCTTGTAATTGATGTAAGTCAAATGATTCTAAATTTAGACGCTGTCCAAATGTCTTTTCTAAAGATTCGTTTAATCTCTTAGAAGATCTATTAATTTTGAAGATATCTGTTGTTTTCATAAAAAAGGGTCCAGAATGATAGTATATTTATTCAGAATGATATTAAACTTTCTACATATCTTTTAGAGTTAAGAGCCCGTTCTCTACTTTCTTGATATCTAGCCCAGGCAGTATCCGCACGTTCAAAATCACTGTTATTTAGATATTTCTGATATTGTGCTCTAAGCATCTGACTATCGATGAACCATCTACCATATTCCTGATCAGCTGAATATATTTGATCAAATTTTATAGAAATTTTATTAGTGGCCAGCATGTTGGCCAATTTAATAGCCACCGCATTTAAACTGATATCTTTGTACAATAACTCGCCATTTCTAAAGATATGTTTTAGGTGTCCGTCTCCGACTATTAACACATCACCTACAAGAATACCTTGTTCCGTTTTTTGAGGAATTATGTTTTTAGCCAGCTCTTTGCTGACGATCGAATCTAATCTTTTCTGAAGGTTCTTGGTCATAAAAAAAGGACCCTAGGGTCCTTTATTTAAGTGCGTATATTTTACAGTCCGAAAAACTTGATTATAGTCGGAAAGTTAATGGTTCCTGTCCACCCTGCGCCTGCTACAAAAGCAGCCCCTATAGCTCCATAAAGCATGAGTTTGTCTTTGCTTTTTTCTACTGCTGCTACCTTACCTGCTAACTCGTTGTGCTGCTTAGTTGATTCTTCGCGCATGGCTTTTAATGTTTCTGTCAATGTATCACGTGTGCGATCTAAACAGTCATGCATATCTTTGACATCGTATTTAATGCCGTCAATCTTTTCATCTATGTGTTGTACTTTTGTTTCAAGCACACCCACTCGCTCTGCTACCGTGGCCATTTAGGCTGTCTCCTGTATGTTAAGTCAAGGTCCGCTCCGGACATGTGCCTAAGTTAGAATGCCTAATGTTGTTTGCCTGTATGAATTTATTTATCTTGAGAATTTAATTTATATAACCAGGTATTAATTTTATCACCCTTGGTTATAAATGCCGCGGGATCGATTATTTCTGTATTTTTGAGATTGGCTGCTATCGGAACCTTATTTAAATCGTCGATCAAATGTCCTACAGGATTATCTAATTTTAAAAATATATCAGGCTGCTCAACAGAAAATTCCCATATCCAATGATTAGCTTTTCCTTCTAGATCTTCTGGCAATATACCGGTATGCATTTTAGGTTCATCGAACCATTGTATGTTTGATCGTAATCCTATAGTTTGTATCAAAGAATTAAAATTGGATTGCTGACCGATTTTTATTTTGTCGGTTTCATTTCTGTGCGCACCACTTTTAGTGATATCAACTAGGGTGATAATTTTGTAGAGTTCCATAAACTGCTACTATTTACACCGATAAAAAAAGAGCGGAATAAATCCGCTCTCTTCCTTCCCATCCCTAGGAATAAACTATTATAGTGCAAATAGTGTTGTAGGTGCTGTTACAGTCAATGTAGTTGTATCAGTGAATGTCCAAACACCAGCTGATGTTAATGAACCAGCGCCGATGATACGACCTACACGAATAGCCAATGTGCTAACGTCTAGATTGTGGTTGTCACCGAATGCAATGATAGCTAAACCATCGCTCTTAACTTGGAAAACAGAACTAGTTGTGCCGATTTCGTCAGTTACTGGGGCTGCTGTTGCTGCTGTTAGTGCTGATGCTGTTCCTGAACCGCTCAATACATATTTAAATACGGTTTGTTGGAATGTCTTTTGAACTGTTCCTAATGCTACTGCTGTAGGGTTTACTCTTGTAAATTCTGCCATGATTTTTCTCCTTGTCTCTTAAATCGTGATCCCGCTCCGGGACCGGCATAGTATTTATGATTCGGAAGAAAAATCTGGGGTTTTGGCTGTTATTCTGATCGAAATGGCGTCCAACGATCTCTAGGAACTAGTTTAGATCCGCCAGCAACATATCCTTCACCACCGGGTTTTCCGCCGGTATGTGCTGTAATATCACCTTTGGCAGCATCTAATTCTCTAATAACTTCGTTCTTAGCAGCCATAATTTCTTTAACAAGATCAAATAACTTGTCTAACACACCAGGATTGGCATCACTATGTGTTTTAATTTTAGCGGCTTTAGCTGGCGTTTTCTGTAAGAAATTAAAAAATGCTTCTGAATTAATATTGTCTAATTGTTTAGCCTTACTTTGTGAATTAACAAAAGTGTAAATTTCGCTTTGTAAATATCCCATACCTGCTACTGGGGCCAAGAACTTATCTATAGCTGATTGATTCTTTGCCATAGACTCTATCTTACCTAAATTATCGGCATTGACTGCAGGTCTATGACTAACATAGGTTAAACCAAAAACCACTAACTCTGGATTGGCATTTAAAGATTTAACATCTTCAATGTCTTCTCCAGTCTTGTCACCAAAATAGTCAAAATGTTTGTGCGCGGCCACTGCTATTTTTGATTTACCTATACGCTGTCCTATAGGACTAGTGGCTTTTACTTCGTAGGTAGTTTGATTAGGAGTGAACATTATCTTGCCATCGCCGCTGTCATAGGGTTTGCCAGGATGGAATAATATATCTCCGTAGATATAACCTCGGAAGTCTTTGGGAGTGCCTTTTTCAAATATAGGCCATAGGCTGGCCATATCTGACGCAAATTTTTCACGCCAGTCTTCACCTTTGCCTCGACTCATGATAAATGATTTTAATTCTTCTGGGCTAGATGATTTGCCTTCTTCACGACCCCAGTTGTTCTTACCTACCATACGGAAGGTACCGTCTTCGTCTCTACCCCAATACACAGTAGGATTACCGTCCCACTTGATGGAAATCTTTTTTTCTGGTGTGCTTAGATCTTTCAATACTTGAACAGCACGTAAGGCACCTTTGGGTTCTGTAAACACTAGATCTTCTAAGTGATTAAATTCTCTGCCTACTTTCTTAGGAGCAGCGGCTTCTGCTTCGTTTACTGATTCGTTTTTCTTACGGCCAGCACAGTGAGCCTTCTGACTAAACCCTTTAGGATTAGAGCAGTTGATCGAGCGTTTATATTTGTCGCTCCATTTCTCTGAAATTATTTCAAATGCTCTCATTTTACGATATCTATCATTCTGCGCATCCAACCTATGCTACCAGGTTGATAGCTTTCCAATGCTTCGTTTTTTGGAAGTTCGATTCCCGAACGACCTAGTGTTTCTCTAGCTGCTGCTACTAATTCTTCGTAATTAGGTAACTTTCTAATATATGCAATAATATTTTCTACCGAACGAATGTCTTTGACTGTGGCCGTTTGACCTAATAGTTGTTTTGCGATAGTATTCCAGTCGTCTCCACCAGGCACTGTTTCGTCAGTCTCTGCGTTCATTAGTCCGAACTTAGGTGAATATTTCATTCCTCTAGCACGAGCAATAGAACTTAATAATATGTGCCTATGCTCTCCGCGGAATGGGCTGTCGGGACCACTGCCTAACATACTGCCCTGCTGGAATTTAGGATTAGCTGAGAACATAAAATCTGTCTGAGCGAAGCCGTTAGCAGGATCTCCGTTGATCGGAGTCTTTAAATGTACGTTGTCTCCGCTGAGCTTAACAGAATCTTTGCCAAATAAAGTTCTTAATTTATCTGCAAATTCTGTTTTATTAATTTCGTTAGCATCAACAGAAAGATCGAGGTCTCCGCTGTCAGCTTTGCGACCTGTGGTGCCTAACCATTTGATAGGAACACCTTCCTCGTCTTTATCTGTTGAAAAATCAACGCCTGTTTCTTTTTCTAGATAAGCGATAGTTGTGGGTATTTCTGCCCTTGTGATTCTACGGGTCAGTGGCTGTTTGTCCGGCCCTTTAAAAACATTGCCGCCCTCAAATAATTCAGTCATTGCTTTCATCCAATTTTTTCTGTTGTTTTCTAGATTCAGCTATTCTACGGATGCCTCTGGTAAATTTTGCAGGGTCTTGTCCTTTGATAGCATTGATCAATCTGCGTTCTAATTCGTCTGCTGCGTCTTCACTGTAGTTTTTTTGTATAGATTCTAGCAGATTTATAGCTGAATTGATAACATTGATCGCTCTGCTTTCGATAAGAGCATCTTTGTTGCGAACTTCTGCTATAGAATTAAGTTCTTGTAAAATCGATCTTGTTCGTAACTTCATCTTTAATCCGGTTGATAGTATATTTAACTCAAATTTAATTTATACTAAAGTAAATCAACAAGTTTGTCAAACGAATATTTGTGCATATGCACAATTATTGATATAAATACTCAGTAGAAACACTGATTCTATACACACTTACAGAGGATAAAAAATGAAACAATTATCAGAAAAAATGC